TTGAACCGAACACATTGAAAGCTTTTGTAAGAGAAAAATTACAAAAGGGTCAAAATGTTCCAACTGATTTGTTTTCAATATTTGTAACTAACCAAACATCAATTAAAACGAAGGAGTAATCATGAACCAAGTTACAGAAAAAAAAAATAACGTTCCTCAAAAATTTAATCTTGAAGAACATGCCGACCAAGGTAATGAATTTGTTACAGCTCGTGACACTAAATTACCAATTTTAAAAATACTTTATTCCAATTCACCAGTCCTCGATGAGAGTGATGGTAAGTTTAATGATAAAGCAAGACAAGGTGATATTTATAATGAAATCACTGGCAATTTATATAAAGGTAAAGAAGGTGTCTTAGTAGTACCTTGCTTATATGTAAATACTTTTAATGAATGGAAAGATAGAGGTGATTCACCTGGAAGACCTATTGCTATTCATAGAGATTATGAAATCATGAGAAAAACATCTCGTTCTGATGATGGAAAAGACAGACTAGAAAATGGTAATTATGTTGAAGATACAGGTAATCATTTTGTTTACATACTTGATAAAAATTATGCACCTGTCGAAACAGCATTGATTACGATGAAGTCCACACAAAAAAAGAAATCTAAGTTGTGGAATTCAATGCTACAATCAAGAAGAGTTAAAGGGTCTAATGGATTTTTCTGTCCACCTTCTTGGAGCCAAGTGTATAAATTAACAACTACCAAAGAATCAAATTCTCAAAACTCATGGTATGGATGGGTCGTTGAATTTGATAAAATGTTAAGTCCTGACAGCAACCTTAATACTTTAGAAGTGTTAAATGCTTTTTATAAAAGTGCGAAGACTTCTGATATTTTCGGGACTGTTGCATTTGAAGAAGAAAATAAAAAAACAAGCACAGAATCTGTTCAGCAACCAGCTCAACAAGCTGATGCTAATTCAGATGTTCCTTTCTAATGAAGGAACAACTTCTTGAATTGTTTACTAGTGACAATTCTCGCTACCTCAAGTCCTCCCTTACGGGGGAGGACGATGAGAGAGGCAAGAAACAAGCTCACTACGCCACGATTCACGAACCAGTGACGGCTGATGTTTGGAGTCAGCACCTTGATGGTAAAATAAGATTAGGATTGAAACCCGAAATCGACAATAAATGTAAATGGGCATGCATTGATGTTGACCCTAATAATTATAAAGATTATTCAGAAAAAAAGTATGTACAAATAATCAAAAAATATAAACTACCTTTTGTTCCCGTAAAATCAAAATCAGGTGGCTTACATATTTTTATTTTTTTTACAGAAATGGCTGATGTAAAAAAAGTCACTGATAAATTATCTGAGATAAACGAACAATATTTTTTAGCTCAAGAAATTTTTCCTTGTAATAAAGCAGTCAACATGCCTTATCATAATATGAACGCTTCTATGGAATTTGCTTTTGATGAAAACAACACACCTGTAATGATTGGTAGATTTATTCAACTTGCTAAAAAACAAATGATTGAACCCAGCAAATTTTTTGAATTGAAAGTTGAAGAGTATGAAGCAGAAAGTGAATGGAAACATTATCCACCCTGTGTGCAAAAATTAATTCAAGAAGGATGGAGCGGTAATAACAGAAACAATTTTTTATTTAACGTACTTGTGCTTGAGATGAAAAAGAATTCTACTTTAACATTACAACAACTAGAGGAGATTGCTCAACACAGAAACACCAATATTTTTACAAAACCTTTAGGAAAAAATGAAGTATCTCAATTAACAAAGTCAGTGCATAAAGGTGGTTATGAATTCCAATGCCCACCAAAACATCCTGAGTATAATCCGATTTGTAATAAAGAATTATGTAAAACAAGACGCTTAGGTATCGGTGAAGCTGTTCCTGAGATTATAGAGTTTTTTGAAAACATTAATTACATACAAGACACAAAAAACATTTGGTATGAGTTTGATTATAAGGGTCAGAGAATTAGTGTAACTCCCGAAGACATGAAAGATGAAAAAGCATTTAGAGTAAAGCTACTTCGACACAGAGTATATTGGTTGACTCTACCAAAACCAAGAAAAGGTCCTAGTCCTTTTGAATTACTTATGAAAACTATTGTCGATAAATCAGAAGAATCTACAGACCATCAATACACCGATACTGTAGAGGAGGAACGTTATTCCGTCCTGAAAGATTTTTTCGAATCACATATTGAACAGGATAAGTTTGAAAAATTAAAAGATGGCTATGTGGTCTTAGATTCAAAAACAAATACCTGCTATTTTAAAAAACTGACTCTTGATAGATTTTTGAAAAAGAATGCAGCTCGAACATTTAACACCACCGCTGACGCTTTACGAATGTTAGGATGTAAAAGAGCCGATTATAAAGAAGGTGAAAAAAATGTATGGTTTGTTGATATGCCTGATTTTGTGAGTCATCAAAGTATAAAACCTAAAGATAAAAAATCTACAGAAATGGATGAAGAACATCATGACAAGTTCAGGGATACAAAAGCATAAGAACTTATATAGAAAAACAGTAAAGATTTTCGGTCCTCCTGGCACTGGCAAAACACATACTTTAATTGAAAGAATTTTAAAGAAACATTTAGCCAGAGGCATACACCCAAAAGACATTGCTTTTATTTCATTTACAAACAAGGCAGTGGATACAGCGAGAGACAGAGCCTTGGCAACTTTTACACAATACACCACAGATGACTTTCAACGATTTAAAACGCTTCATAAATATTGCAGGCGTTACTTTGAAGAGGAGGTTTTTGACCCTAAGAACTGTATGCTCGATTATGCTTTGCAAGCTAAGATAATAAAAACATCCGATAATCGTTTGTCTGATGATAATTTTCATTATAAAGATTGGTCATTAGGCGTGTATGACAAAGCACGAAACACGCTCCAAGAACCTCAACTAGTTTATAAAAAAGAAAGTTATAAAAAAGATAGTCTTGAAATTTTTCTAAGAAAGATTGACACATACAAGCATTATAAAAAAGATTCATTTATAGATTTTACAGATATGATTGAGAGGTCAATTGATGAAGTAAACTTTCCTCCACTTGAAATTTTGATTTTAGATGAAGCTCAAGATTTTACACCTTTGCAATGGTCAGTGATTTATAAAATGGCAGACAACGTGAAAAAAATTTATTTGGCAGGTGATGATGACCAAGGTATATACAAATGGAATGGAGCAGACCCAAAATATTTTACTACATACTTTCCTGGTCGCAAAGTTATTTTAAGACAAACACGAAGGTTTGGTGAAGAGATTTATCGTTTTTCTCAAATCATCAGACGAGGAATTTTTGATAGTGTCGAGAAAGAATATGACTGCTTACCCAAAAAAGGTAGTGTAAAAAGATATCTTAATTTTAGCGAAATACCTTTTCATAGATTGGAAGGCACTTGGTATATTCTAGGTAGAATTCATTCGACTGTAAATGAATTAAGAATGTGTGCGAAAGATGTTGGTTTATATTTTTCTGATAATAAGGGTAATAAAAGTTTTGATGTGAAGCAGTGGGAAGCTATTAAAGCTTGGACAAGGATAACTAATAATAAAAAAATTAGTAGGAATAGTGCAGAAAATATGTATAAATACTTGAGAGAACTAAAGGATTTTAATTTTAGGACACAAAAATTTTGGCAAAACATACCTGAAACTCAAGTGTTCGATTTGAAAGATTTAAGAGAGTGGTGTGGATTAGATATGGATGATTCTTATTTAAAAAAAAATTGGTGGGAGGTTTTGAAAAGAAATTTTAAAGATAATCAAGTGAACTATTTTGTTCAATTGTTAAAAAATTATGGTCAAAAAATATTGTCAAATGAACCTAATATAATTATTGATACAATACACTCGGTTAAAGGTGGTGAAGCTAATAATGTTTTGATTTATTCAAAAACTAATTATGCATCGACCTATGATAAAAAAAGTAAAGAAGAAAAGTCAGATGAGAAAAGAGTTTATTATACAGCGGTCACAAGAGCCAAAGATACTTTGCATATTTTATCAACTGATTTTCGATTTAATTATCCCATCGGAAAAGATTATTTAATATATTTACAGGAGCAATAATGAAACCTTTTTTTCAAGAACTTCAAGTCGGTCAATTCTACAGTCCTGAATTACATGATGTAATTTTTAACCCTGAAACTGAATGGGTTAGCTACTTTAATTTTTTGGCATGTCCGATTGAAAAAGAAATTTTATTTAAAGACCATTTTTATAATTGGTTGTACAAGAGACATCCTTATAAAGCTGGTGTTTTAAAAATGGAACATCAGACTATGTATAATTGGCATAAAGATTCAAATAGAGGCACTACAGTAAACTGCCTGATTAATACACCTAATACTTCATACACTTTTTTTAGAAAAGAGTTTGACGTTAACCATCCTATTATTGAGCTACAATATTTTCCTGGTAGTAGGTTCTTACTTAACAACCAAAAAGACCATATGGTTTTAAATTACAACGGAATTAGAATGGTTCTAACTATTGAATTTTTAGAGGATAAAAATGAATTACGCTTTGAAGATTTATTGGAGGAAATAGAAAAGGATTATTATGAAAAGTGATATTTCAAACATGCTGTCACGTTTTTTTAAGAAGTATAAACATCAACTTGATTCTGAAGATGTAGACAAGTTTGGTAATTTATGGAAAAATTTTTACGATACAGTTGTTGAGGATGATGTCTGGAAAAAAGGTAGCAAGCATTACAAAAATTTTCTCATACAACCTGGTCAATTTATATTAGTAAATAATCTAAAATTTCCTGAAGGTAATGTTATCAAATATACATCAAGACATAATCAAGAGGGTGGTGGTGGAAAAAAAGACATTGAGAAAGCTATTCACTATTTAGAAATGATAAAAGAAAGAGACTACGAATGAAATGTTGGCACTGTGATACAGAATTAATTTGGGGTGGTGACCATGATATTGAAGATGAGCATGATGAATTTTGTATGGTCACAAATTTATCCTGTCCTAATTGTGGTGCTTATGTTGAAGTGTATTTACCAACAGACGATGCTGAACCAACTTGGCAAAAAAAAATAGTGACTGCTAATGACTAGCCTACAACTTACATTTAACTTTAAAAAACATATTTGGTCAGCTCCAAGTGAGTATAAAGATTTATCTGACGCTAAAGAAATTGCGATAGACTTAGAGACCAAAGATGAGGGCATTAACAATGGACTTGGAGCGGGTTGGGCAACAAACCAAGGAGAGATAATTGGATTTGCTATCGCTACAGAGGGATGGCAAGGTTATTATCCTTTCGGTCATTTCGGTGGAGGTAATTTAATTAAAGAGCAAGTGTTGCGATATATGAATGATATTTGTGCATTGTCTTGCCGAAAAATTTTTCATAATGCTCAGTATGATGTCGGATGGCTCAACGCCTATGGTATCGAGGTTAAAGGAGAGATTGTCGATACTATGATTGCAGGAGCTTTGATTGATGAAAATAGATACACTTATAAATTAAACGCTTTGGCAAAAGATTATTTAGGAGAGTTAAAAGCAGAAACCGATTTAAATGAAGCAGCTCAGGCTCATGGTGTTGACCCTAAAGCCGAGATGTGGATGTTGCCAGCAGAACATGTTGGATACTATGCTGAACAAGATGCACGGCTCACGTACCTTTTATGGCAGAGATTTAAACATGAAATACACTCACAAAGTTTAGAAACTGTTTGGAATCTCGAAAGACGTTTGTTGCCAATATTAATTAAGATGAGAAAAAAAGGTATTCGAGTTGATGTTGAAAAAGCATCTGCTTTACAAAAAAAGTTTATCGAAAAAGAAAAAGATACTTTACTTAAAATAAAAAAACTTGTTGGAAAAGATATAGATATTTGGGCAGCAAGACAAATTGCTTTTGGTTTTGATAAATTAGGTATTACATATCCTAAGACAGCTAAAAGTGGAGAACCAAGTTTTACACAAAATTGGTTAATAAATTCTGAACATCAAATTTCTAAATTAATTGTACGAGCCAGAGAGATAAATAAATTTCATAATACATTTTTAAATTCAATAATGAAGTTTGAACATAAAGGTAGAATACATGCCGAAATAAATCAATTACGCTCTGATACAGGAGGCACTGTTAGTGGAAGACTTAGTATGTCAAGTCCCAACTTGCAACAATTACCTGCACGAAATAAAGAGTTTGGACCTATAATTAGAGGACTTTTCCTTCCTGAAGAGAACTACCAATGGGGTTCTTTTGATTATTCTCAACAAGAACCTCGTTTGGTGGTGCATTATGCTTCAAGTATCGGTGAGGGTTATGAAGGGTCACAAGAACTTGTTGAGGCTTACACAAAAGCTGATGCCGACTTCCATCAAACTGTAGCTGATTTAGTCGGTATAGATAGGAAACAAGCAAAAACGATTGGTCTCGGTTTGATGTATGGTATGGGAAAAAATAAATTAGCTAACATGTTGGGTTTAGGTTTTGATGAAGCTAGTGCACTCATTGCTAAGTTTAATCGCAAAGCACCTTTTGTAAAATTATTATCAGACAGATGTATGAAGAAAGCTAACAGTGAAGGAGTCATACGAACTAAACTAGGACGGAAATGTCGTTTTGATATGTGGGAGACAAAAGATTTTGGTATTCACACTCCTGAGAAATTTGAAAATGCCTCAGCAAAATATGGTGCCAGCAACATAAAAAGAGCTTTTACATATAAAGCTTTAAATAGATTAATTCAGGGTTCAGGAGCTGACCAAACAAAAAAAGCTATTGTTGATTGTTATGAGCAAGGTGATTTGGCTCTTTTACAAATTCATGATGAATTATGTTTTAATGTTTCTTCTGAGGAGCATGCTCAGAAAATAAAGACAGTGATGGAGGATGGCGTGAAACTAAGAGTTCCAAGTGTAGTAGATGTTGCGTTAGGCAAAGACTTTGGTGAAGCGAGTTAGTATTTCGCTTTTGCTTCTCTTATATCGGCTAGTACCAAAGCTTGCTTTATAGCTTCAATTTTTTTCTCGATATCTTTCATCTCAATGGAGTAAACACCACTTTCAGTATACATGGCATTCCACTTGGATTCTAAAGACATCTTGGCATGTAATAATTCCGCTATTGCCATTTTCACTTCCTTTCATAATAAAGTATAAAAAAGATTATAAAAGATGTCAATTAGCTTGCACTATCACATTTAAACATATATATTTATAATTGATATTAATTTAAAATAAGGAAAAAAAATATGGATACTACAAAATGGCACACAGTTGCTATACGAAAAGATTGTTATTACAAATTAAAAGGTTTATGCTCAGTAAAATATAGAAGACCTAATAATATGATTAGCAAAATGATTGATGAAACAATTCGTTATCAAGCAAAAAAAGAGGGCACAAGTTATGAAGCCTTTTCAGAACATCTTTTAGAAAAAGGAAAAAAATCTAATGCCAGAGACTAAACCTAGATGGGCAGAATTTTTAGTTTACATTGATAATAAAAATTATGCTACAGGTTATAGAGACGATGAAGAGCCTCACGAAGATTATGAAAAAGGTATCTATGTTTCTATACCCACAAAAATTCCTGTAAGAACAGATACGACTTTTGAATATGGTGGTCATAAAATGAAAGCACTTGTAGTGACCAAATGTAATAATTTTGAAGACCATTTTAGAGTTTTTTGTAGGGAGATAAAATGAAATGGATTTTAATATTGTTTCTTTATGGCGGAGAAGAAATTGTTTATGGTGAAGTTCCAGCTTGTATTGTAGATGACATATGGGACAAAGTTGAAATGTATGAGCAAGAAAATGACATCGATATTCAAGGATGGGGATGTTATGACGAAAAAACTTTTATCATAAGACAAAACGCCAGAAAAAATTTAGGCATAGATGTTTAATTTTTTTATAGTGACATTTTGGTTTGAGTTGAACAATAAATTATACATGAAACATTTTTCCAATTTTAAATATAAAAATTGTGAGACAGCCATAACAAAAATTGTTAAAGATTTTGAAAAAAAAAATCCAAATAAAACAGTGAAAGCAGCTAAATGCAATGACCCTATTATTTGGTTTAAAAAATATAAACTTAATAAATGGGAACAAATAAAAGATAAGGAGTAAGGATGGAAACATTAATTGTAGGACTAATAATTAATATATACACTTGGAGTAATGCCGATTTTTTTGTACAAAGAAAAAATAATGAAAGAGAATACACCTGTGTATGGGTTGACAAAGGATGGTCGAAAGCAGACCCAAAAAATCCTGCGTTAACTTTACCTGGTGGTTATACAAAATATAAACAACACTGTGTAACGAAAGAAAAAGAATGAAAAATAAATCCAAAAAACAGATTCCTTGGTTTAAGGGAGGAACCAAGAAAAAATTAAAATTTGTGTCATTAGAAGAATATAAAAAAATAAAAGTGCCCAAAAATAAAATACCAAAAGGTTATGTAAATAGGTCACTTTTCAAAGAATTATACTGTCAACACGAGTTAGGAATAATTGTTCGGTATAAAAAACACGAATATGATTTTAAAGATTTATCTTATATAAAAAAACATTATTTAGAAATTTGCTGGAAATATAATGACTATGGAGAGTTAAATGATAAAAAATTATGGCAGAGAGAAGATGAAAAACTGATGAAGGAGCAACAATGAATTTGAATAAAACAGAAATAGAGTTAATTCAATATTGTCTTAATCATACATTGGAATCAAGACCTTGGAGTTATTTTAGATATTATTCAAAATATACTAAAAAAGAAGATTTAAAAAAATTAGAAGAATTACAAAAAAAGGTAAATAAACTGCAAACAAAATTAAGGGGGAAAAATGAAAACTTATACGAGCAAAACATTAGAGCGAAAAAGAAAAAGTAAAAAAATAAGATTTGTATCTCGTGAAGATGCAATAAAAAAAACTAATGACCTAAAAATAAAACTTAAATTAGTACAGGAGAAACTTGAATCAGTTTATTTTACTAAAGAGTGCCAATTTTGTGGACAAAACTTCAAAGTATTACTACACACCGAAACATGGGGTGGTTATAATGGAAAATGGAAAAAACAAGGTAAGTCATATTGTAATGTAAGTTGTAGAAATGGTGAATATAGAAAAAGAATATGGGAGAGAGAAAATGAAAAACTGATGAAGGAGCAACAATGAATTTAAAAAAAAGAATTTTAGTTTATGAAGTCTGTGAAGAATGTCATGGTAATGGTTTTATCCGTCCTGACAGGTTTAAAGATAAAGAAATAGATACGACTTATGTGTGTAATGCCTGTGGTGGCTCAGGTCACTCAGGAGCACGAACAAAGTTATGAAAATAATAGAAGTCTTTAATGAAAAAACAGTATGTTGCAGGGGTGAAGACTCAGGAGGTCATCCTCTTATTTACTTGTCACTTGAAGGAGTTGACGAGGTTAGATGTCCTTATTGCAGTATTGTTTTTAAAAAAATCAAAAGACACTGACCTAGACACATGAACCACGAACCTTTATCCTATACAAATGGGAGAAAGCGTTTGGCTAATAAATATACACGAATACCTAACGAAAAGCTGTTTGTCGAAAACTCAAGCTATAAAAATTATACGCATTTAAAGAATAGAATCATTCAAGAAAAACTGCTTCCTTACGAATGTCAGGTCTGTGGAAATAAAGGTGAATGGAATAAAAAAAATTTATCGCTTGTACTTGACCACATAAATGGGGTAAAAAAAGATAATAGGCTTGAAAATCTTCGATTTGTTTGTCCCAATTGCGATAGTCAACTGCCCACATTCAAATCGAAGAACATCAGATATCAACGAGACAATAATAATTTTAACTATAATTTAAACGGCTACGACCCCACAATCTATAAAAAAAAGTAAAGAGTGTGAATAGTAAGTAGTTTTTGACTGAGGTATACTATGGTTATGTCTAGTAATAAATTTCAATGGGAGAATCTTCTTGAGCATGAGGAGGTAGCCTTTCTGGTTGACCCGAATGGTATGTCACCTGACGAAAGGCATGAGTTAATCGAAAGTTTATATGTCGACTATCTAAAATTACGAGCTACAAAAAAAACAGATAAAAGCATTCTAGCTAATTATAAAAAGATTTTGAGGGAGTTAGTAAAAAATTTTGCTCACTAATGAGCTCATCTCCTTATCTGTATAAATTAATGGGACTTAGTTTTACTCGGTCCGTGGTCGATAAGAAACTGAATCCTGAACATAAATTGTGGCGTGCTGTCGTTATAAACGCTTTTGATGATACAATGATAACACTGTCCGATAGAAAATCATCAGTGCAAAAGATTGAAGCTCATAATTGGATTCTCCAAGAATCACGGGACTATAGAGAAGTTTGTGAATGGGCACTGCTAGACCCTGAGGAAATGAAAGAACATTACATTAGTGCTCTTAAACGTAAAGTTATTACCTTTACTAAAAAACAAGTGCGGTGGGCAGAATATAATAGAATCTATAAAGCTTTGTTTTGTGATATTAACGTTGACCAGAAAAAATTAATTAGAAGACGATTAGATGAGCTTAGAAAAGAAATCCATAATACATCTACTTCTTATACTGATTCCATAATTCTTGAAGCTTTGTAGTTGTTCCCATGACTTTTAAATTTCTCAGATGTGTCAATACCATTGCCAGGCAGAGTAAAAACATCGTTGTTAACTCCATCTCGAT